TCATCTCCATCTTCGTCAACTCTTTTACTTCTCTCAAACTCCTCCTTTGTTCCTAGCATATTAAACAACTCTTTTGGCATTACTATTTCTGCTAATGATTTTTTCATATATTTATTTATTAATTATTATTGGACATTCTCTTTATTCATTCTGTGAGCTGTAATTTTTATTTTTCTTATATCTAGCTCACTCACTCCTCTCTCTCTAAGTGCCATCTCTATAACTACCCAAATAAACTTTTCCATACATTTTTTATCTTAATTAATTATATATTAAGTATATATTAAATATTAAATAGGGTCAAGCATTATTCTAAAGAAATCATAAAGTAATAAACCCCTTATAAACAAAGCAGTTTCTAATATGCCTAAATAGTTATCCACAAGCAAGAGAAAAGCACAAAAACAAGCTAATTCTAACATATAGGCAAATAATGAAGCCACCTAAGCTAATCTAAGGGCTTTAAATAATAAAGCTGATGTAAGTATCCTAGATTTAAATAGATAAACATAACAAAAGGTTATTAATACATAAGGGAATAAACATAAGGATAACATAAAGTTATAAAGAGTTTAAACTCCTTAAAGGAAAAGCATAACAATAGGAGTAAGCAGGAGCGTAAGCAAGGCAAAGTGTATAGAGGAATAAGCATATAATACAATAGGAGATATACTAAGGAGTAATACCCTCATATGCCCTATAGGCTTAAATACCACGCCCTCACCACCTCATACAACCCTAGTAGCTTTTATTAGAGCTTAACATCAACTGAAAACTATTAAAGACAATTAATGACTAAGTATAGGCTTAAACTAGCTATATAATGTATAGGGGGGGGTAAAGTCTAGTCAGATTTGTAAGGGATGTGTATATGTAACCTCTCCACACACTCCAATATATGACTTATGTGTTATTTTACAGGGATATTAGTAAGTGTGTGAAAGCTACGCCACTTCTGCGGCCATACTAGTTCAGAGCCGAAGAACTAATATCTCTATAAAATAATATTAACAATAATCTCTATGGACAACAAAACAATAGAAGCAATTAAACAAATGCTTTTAACAAGAACAGCTACATTTCAAGTAGCAGAAATTAATGGAATGGTTCAAGCATTAGACACCCTAAAGGAAAAAGAAGATAAACCCCTAGGAGAAAAGAAACAAGACGGTAAAGGACCACATAACAAATAAAACCTAGAATCTAACCGTGTGTAATTAGATACGTATAAAATAATATTAACTTATCAATAATATGGAATTTAAAAAAACAATTTACGTCCAAGAAGAAAACCTTGGAAACTATAAATGGATTAATGCTTCTACTGACATAAACGAAGTAGAAAGTGGTGAAATAGCTATATATGAACTAAAGGAAGTAAAGAAAGCTAAGAAAACTGTAACACTAGAATAAATGTACCAAGATACTTACGAAAAACTAGGGTTGCAGATTCTAGCAGGGTATCAACTGGATGAAATTACCCTTAAAGGGAAGAAGTATAAACTAAACAACAAACAGGCGCTGTTCATTTCAGACTTCACTAACCGTTATTGCCTAAACGCAGGTGGTTTTGGTTCAGGTAAGTCCCTAGCGCTGTATATAAAGTTGGTTCTTTTTGCCAGATGTTTCCCTGGGAATCGTATTCTGTTGGGAAGAAAAACCATTTCAGATATTGAAAGAGCTATTCTACCTGATTTATTTGAGCTTATGCCAGAGAGTTGGTATGAGTATCGTGTAAAGGATGGCGTTATTAACTTCAAGAATGGCAGCCAGATTATTCTATTCGGCTTAGACGCTATGCAATCGGGTGGTGCGGCTGATATTAAGAAGGCAGAACAGAAGGTAAAGTCTCTTAATTTGGGAGCTTTCTTCATTGACCAGCTAGAAGAGGTAGAATATAGCGTATTTAATGCCTTAAATGCCCGTTTAAGACGTAAGAAGGTAGGCGGTAAAGCCGACATACCATTCAGACAGGGGAATATGACCTGTAATCCAGCTAATTTCTGGGCCTATGAACACTTCGTGGCTAACCCTAAACCCAATTACATCCTATATGAGAGTTCAATGTACGATAATAGGGAGAATCTACCAGATGATTATATAGAAGACCAAGAAGCTAAGGGAGAAGATTACATTAGAAGGTTTGTTAAAGGAGAATGGACTACAGATTTGATGATGAATGGTACAGTATTTGCAAAAGAACACGTAAATTATTTAGAAACTATGCGGAAACTACCAGTTGAGATGGTAGAAGGATGCGAAATATACGAACAATGTGTAGTAGGAGAGGAATATCGTATGGGAGTAGACCCTTCAGAGGGTGTAGTAGACCCAGGTTCCATAACAGTTATCTCCACTACAGGAAAAAAGGTAGCTAAATTCAACGGAAAGGTAACAATCACTGCTTTAGCTGACAAAATCAAGTTACTTTACTATAGATACAACAAACCTCTGATAATCCCTGAAGCTAATGCAGCAGGAGCTGCCCTCATTAGGGAAATCAGAGACCTAAAAGTATACCGAAGAAAACAACTAGACTATAAATACGACAAAGAGACAGAAAAACTTGGATTCAAAATGAGTTATGAATCTAAACAGCAACTAATCCAGCATTTTCAAGGGTTGCTACGTAACAAACAAATAAAAATCTACGATAAAAAGACCACCGAGGAGATGAAAGTCTTCACTTGGAACGATGGAGCTATCCAGCAAGGAGCTGGGGCAGCTAAAGGATTCCACGATGATGACGTTATATCTACTATGTTGGCCTATTGGGAGTTTAACCCAGACAGGATTATCGAAATCCAGGCTGCGCAGGCAACACCCACTAGAATAAGAAAATTTCAATATAATTAATATGCCAAACAAAGATAAAACTGGTCCAAAAGGAAAAGGTCCTAGGACTGGTAGAAAACAAGGTAATTGTAAAAAAAAATAAGATAATTAAAACTATGTTTAAAACAAAAGAAAAGAAAACAATCAAAAAAACTAATAAAAAAGAAGAGCTACTAACCTTCTTAAAGGCCAAAACTCCTAGACTATTTGACAGAGACCCTATGATTACAGGTAATCTTGATAAATTTGCTGACCAAATCTTAGAAATAGTCAGTTAAACTGACCCAAAATGTTAAAACAAATTAACCAAGAGATACAGGATTTCCAATCCAAGCAGATTCACATCGTGCCTGGTTTGTCATTCAATCAATATGACACCATAAATCAAATCTATTTCTACCATAACTCACAATATATTAGTGGAGCAATAGACGATGAAGGTGAAAAGAAGTATTTCTACAACATAAACAGAAATCCTTGTAAAGTATTTTCAAAGGCTATTGACTTTGATACAAAAAACATCAGATTACTTACAGCTGGTGGCCAAGATGGTAGCAAAACTTGGTTTATGGAAAGAGACCTAAAGTATTGGATGCGAGATAAACAATTTGGTAAAACCCTTAATAGGCTTTTTAAAGAATTGCCAGTATACGGTACGGTAGTTCTAAAAGTTGTTGATGGTACCCCAGAATTTGTAGACCTTCGTAACTTTATTGTGGAACAGACAGCTGATAATCTTCAGCTAGCTAATTACGTAACAGAAATCCACAAATATACACCAACAGATTTTAGAGAAGCTGCTAAAGGAATGAACTGGAAACAGTCAGACATAGATGAGGTCATAAGTTTGTACTATGATATGGACGACACGTCCCATATAAGGCTATACGAGCGCTATGGTGACGTTAAAGACGAGAATACGGGTGAACACACCTATCGTAGAACTTTCTGGGCTGACGTTGGCGTAGACGAGTATAACCAAATGGGAGATTTAATCTCAAATCATCCAGGAGTAGAGCTTGGCTCAGACGAATGGACCGAGAGATTACCTTATTGGGAGTTCCACGCAGACAAAACACCTGGTCGTTGGCTAGGAATTGGTGTAGTGGAAGAACTATTTGAACCTCAGATAGCTCAAAACCAAAATACCAACCTACAGAATAAGAGTTCTTTCTGGGCTGCATTAAGAATATTTCAAACTAGAGATGGCGCAGTCAACCGTAATCTAATGACAGACGTTAGGAACGGAGAGATTATGAATGTTGAATCTGAAATTACTCCGATTAATATGGACGATAGAAATCTAGCGTTCTTTAATCAGCAAGACCAGAAGTGGATGCGTAATCGTGATGAGCTTACTTTTTCATACGATGTAGTACAGGGAGAAAGACTTCCAGCTGGAACACCACTTGGTTCTGCACAATTAGCTTCAGCACAAACATTATCTTACTTTGAACAAATACAAGAAAGTGTTGCTATGGATGTTAAGGAAATGCTTTATGAAGCTATTATCCCTTACTTCCAAAAGAGCAATACATCCGAACATACTATTAGACTTGTCGGCAAGGACTTAGCAGATTATATTGATATGCATAAGAAAGACCTTGTTAATAAAGAAATAATTAGACAAGCCATTAAAGGAAACTTTGTAGATGCTGAAGGTAAGAAAGTAATTGAAATTGGCGTGATGGCAGAAGCCAAACAAAATAAAGAGTTCCAATTAACTATTCCAAAAGATTTTTATAAAAACGTTAAGTATGACGTAGACATAGATATTACTGGTGAAAGCATTGACACTCGTGTAAGGAACGCAACATTGTTTGCAGCCTTACAGGCCATAACTACTGACCCTACCGTTACACAGGACCCAGTTAAGAAGGGTATCTTATCAATGATGCTAGAGGACGGTGGAGTAAATCCTGCTGAAATCTTTGATGCTGAAGAGGTAAGCCCTGAAGACGCTATGGCTCAAGCTATGCCAGAACAAAGAGGCGGTGGTGGAGTTTCAGCTCCAGCTGCTGTCGGTAATACTGGTCAAGGTCAACAAACAATCTAATGAATAAAGAGATAAGACAAAAAACCTTAAAAGCTCTTAGAACAAATTCAGAAGGAGCTGCATTAAAGGAATGGCTTGAGGAAGAAATTAGAGAAGTTAATAGCGTTACAGACTGTAACACCTTGGATGAAGTATTCGGTAAAAAATATGCAGTGAAAGTTTTAGAAAAACTATTTGCCTTTTTAAGGGATGATAGTACAAAACCAATTAAAACCCCTAATACGTGGGTTTAATATAATTCGGGACTTAACCCGTTAAAATGTAAACAATAAAATTATGTCAGATGAAAAACGAACTTCAGACCCATCTACTGAAGAAGTAGTTGAGGAGGTTCAAAAAACCGAAGGTGAAACCGTTGAGGAGACATCCGAGGAACGGAAGGAAGCCCCTAACGTCAGTGAAGACGAAAAAACCCCAGCGAATCCAGAACTAGATACTGGAGAACAGACTGTACCTTATAGTCGGTTCAAAAAGGTAAATGACGAACTCAAGAATATGAAGAACAAACCAGTTCAGAGAAGTTCATCCGAACTAGACGTAGATGATTTCATTGAAATCTCTGCCTCTCTAAAAGGATTGGATAGACAGGAACAGGAGTGGCTAACAGAAGAGCATAAAGCTACTGGTAGAACATTGTCCGAAGTACGAAAGAGTGAGAAGTTTAAACTTTTGCAATCAGCTTATAAGGCTAAGGTCGCTAAAGATAAATCACTAAGACCGTCCAATAAGCAAGACGAAGCTGATAAACCACAGGGATTATTAGAGAAACTAGCAGGCGCTACTATTGAAGAGAAACAAAAGATATTAGAAGAAGCTGGTCGCTATAAAAGAGTAAGACCTAAAACAGACCGAGTTGTTATTGGTGGTTAATAAATTAAATGGCACAACAAATTTCAAATGATGTTAGTGCGATACAACCAGAATTATGGTCCAGTATGGTCCAAGTTCCATTGTATAAGTCATTAGTCGCCCTAGAGGTAGCTAATATGAAATTATCAGATACTGTAAAGTACGCTGATACAATTCACGTTCCATATTTTGGAGACTTAACTGTATCCACTTACACACCTGGTCTAACAATTAGTGCAACTGCACAAGAATGGGATTACGACACACTCGTAGTTTCAGCCTATAAGCACTGTACTTTCTATGTTGACGACCCTCGTGCTTTGACAATCAATGTTGGTCAGCAAACTGAGCTAGCTACTGAAGCTGCTTATCAACTTAAGAACACAATTGACACAGATGTTTTCAAAAATATCACAGGAGCAGACGGCTTTACAGCTGCTGACGATGAAGATATTTTAGGAGGCGCAAACGCATATCCAGTTTCTGCTGGTTCTGCAAATATCATTAATATCTTCGCAGGCGCTAGAAAAGTTCTACGCGAACGTAAT